ACACCGGTAATCGAAAATTTGTTGAATGTGACGCAGGGCCGCGCCCTTTGTCTGTTCACGTCCTACAGGGGCATGAACGAGGTCTACCAGCGGCTAGAGAGCAAGTTGCCCTGGAATGTCTATAAGCAGGGGGAGTTGCCCAAGAGAGCGCTGCTGGAGGCGTTCAGGGATGACGTGCATTCCGTGCTGTTCGCCACAAGCTCATTTTGGGAAGGAATTTCCATCGATGGAGAATCGCTTTCCTGCGTCATCATCGACCGGCTGCCATTCGCTGTGCCCGATGAACCGATCGCGCAGGCCAAAGCCGAGTCTCTCAAAAAACGAGGAATCAATGTTTTTGCTTGTATGTCACTACCCGAGGCTATTCTAAAACTCAAGCAAGCGTTTGGGCGCTTAATTAGAACGAGGATGGATCGAGGAGTAGTCTGCATTTTGGATAATCGAATCACCACAAAAGGATACGGCAAACTGTTTTTGAGATCGTTGCCAAATGCAAAAAAAACCAGTTCTCTGGATGACATTGAGCGATTTTTTCAGGAGGAAACATATGCCTAACTCATGGTCAGAAGAGCAAATCTAAACATTAAAGATTCTTTATCCAACAACATCTCAAACAGAAATTATGGCTGTAATAAATAAAAGTTGGATAGCTATAAGGTGCATGGCTTCTAGGTTAGGTATTAAAAGGCTTATTGCACCGGAAACAACACCAGAATCCTCGCTCAAGAAATCTCTTGCTACAAAAGGCAGACCAAAACCCCCTGGCTTTGGTGCTAAAGTTGCTGCTGGTAAACTTGGCAAGCCGTTATCAGATGCTCATAAGCAAGCCATGGCTCGGGGGTTGAAAGGTCGTGTTCCAACTTTTCTTGGACGCCATCATTCACAAGAATCAATCAAGAAAATGAGCGACGGCAAAATGGGGAGCATTCCTTGGAATAGAGGGATTGCACGTACTCCTGAAGAGAAATCAAAGATGTCTGAACATAGTGTCGGGATTCTAGGCAGACCATCTAAGGGATTTGAATACAATGGCCAATATTATCGATCTGGCTGGGAAAAGGATTTTGCTGAATCGCTTGATTATCTTCATGTTTCTTTTCGATATGAAGCAAAAACATTTTTACTTACACGGTCGAATGGGTCAAAAACGTCATATACACCAGATTTCCTAGTAAATGAGACATGGGTAGAAATCAAAGGATTAATGTATCGTAATTCTGCCGAGGTTATGGCACTTTTCCAAGAACAGTATCCAAACGAAGAATTGATAATCATCAGAAAGCGACCGACAGCTAAGCTTGTTGAATCTCAAGTATTGGATCAAAAGAAAGTGGGGTGTTTCTAACGGCTGAGTGGGCAGAAAGGTTCAAACCGAAAGGGGTGTCTTCATGAATGAGATCATCAAAATCATCATCGACAATTACCAGTCCCATGAACACACAGAAATCGTCCCTGCGCCGGCCGGAGGACTCACAACTTTAGTTGGCGGTAGCGATAGAGGCAAAACGGCAACCCAGAGGGCGACTTGCTGGCTGCTCTACAATGTTCCCTCGGGCGACGATTTCATCCGGGTAGGCGCCAACTCTGCTCATGTTCGTATCGACTACGCCTCTGGGCATTCAGTAATCAGGTCTCGTAGTCACAAAGGATTCAACCGCTATGAAGTCATTTATCCGGACCGCGAGCCGGAGAAGTTTGAGGGCTTCGGATCGTCCGTCCCCCTGGAGGTCCAGCAGATCACCGGTGTGCGGCCAATCGAGATCGGTGACATGACGCTGCTGATCAACCTGGCGGACCAGCTTCAAGGACCGTTCCTTGGATCTTCAATCTCTGCCTTGGCCCGCGCAAAAGTCCTCGGCAAACTGGCCGGTACCGAAGAAGTAGACTACGCGGCCAAATCAACAGGGACTGACCTATGCCGACGGAAGCAGGATGTAGCCCGGCTAGGCGTGGATGTTACCCGGTTGACAACTGCGGTCGAGAAATACGCCTACATGGAGGAGTTAGGCACCAAAATCAAACAAGCAGAGATACTGCTGGCAAGCATCAAACAGAATTCCGACCGACTGGCCACTCTCAAGAAACTCCAGGATCAACGAGAGCAGACCCGTGAAGCCTCAAACATCGTCCTTCTACGTCTCGTTTCCATCGAGATTTTCATCGAAGAGGCTGAACCTCTCCTGACCAGGATCTCCAAATACATAGACCGGCACGCCAAACTGAAAACCGCCAGCATCGACCTCGACTTCCTTCGGAGCCAGATAGCCATTGACCAGAAGATCATCGACCGCACTGAACGGATCGGAGAAGCTGGAGCGCTGATCCAAGAAATAGCTCGGAATGCCGTACGGCGCAACAACCTGGACTCCTGCCGGCTTGCCAAATCGATGATCGACGGGCATTTATTGGCCGAACAAGACACCCTGGCCATTACCTCTTTTGTGAACAGTGCCGAGATCCTGCACTCCTGCGCAGCCAAACACGAATATAGGCGGTCATACCTGAGCGGTCGCAGGGAAGCCTTGAACCTGGTCGACTACTATTTACAGAATGCCGCCAGGACGCTGGATTCAACGCAGAGCGTCGACCAGGGGTATCAGGGTATCAATCTACTCCAGGGCAATATCACGAAGCTAAAGGCGCTCAGGAGCATCGGTGACCGATTGGGCCAGATTGATCGTCAGGTTGTCCCGTTAAAGACGAAACTGACTATCCTATCCGGTATTGGCAAAGCCGATCCGCTGCTGAATTCGGTCAAGAACAGGCTTGCCTACCGGGATTATCTGGTCGAGAAGCGGAATGCCTACCGGGGCAATGCGGGCTGGATAGGGATTCATGCAACGGCTATCCAGGCATGGAGCGAGAAGGAGACGGCAGGGAAAGAGACATACAAGGATATTTTGCTGCAGGCCGGGGTCTGCCCGGTATGCGGATCTCAAATCGATGAAACCAAATTAGAGGGGGTTATTTAATTGGTAGATGATTTTACCGCCCGACTGGAATCAGCCAAAGGCGCCATCGACCGTGCGCGCACGGATCGGATCAAAGCGGAGACCACCAAGGAGCAGTTAGAGAAGCAGCAGACGCAGATCATCGACGAGATAAGAACCCTGGGCGTGGAACCGGAGAACCTGGATGCGACGATTGCGGAACTGGAAACGGGGATTCTGGCGGATCTTGAAAAGTTGGATGCGCTCATTCCCGGCGAATATAAGGTCGGTTAGGGGGTAAAATGCATGGATGAATCAGCGCTCGATAGGGCACAGAATGGTCATTTGATAGAAGGTGTGGATTATACGCGGATCATTGACAAGGCGCAAACAGGCAGCGAATTGTTGAATGTTGAGATCTTAATAATGAGCTTGATAGATCAGAACATTCGCCTACAAGCAGACGTAGAAACAGCATGGGAAGCCGCTGATTATTACGCCGGAGATCAGGTTTACAGGGCATCATTTCTTGATCGGCAACAAAAGGCTGAAGCAGTGATCAAGGCATACAAACATCTAAGAATATTAGAGCAGGACCATGGTTCATTTGGTCGAAGCATGGATGAACGCGCAGAAGCAGCAAGAAAGGTAATTGAGGCTTATAAAATCTTGGATGCTGCCCTAACTGCCTATGATAAGGCGGTGAAGCCTGATGCTTGATCAATATACTCAATCACTTCAACAGATGCGCGCCCACTACAACGTAAATAAAGGGCAGCGTGATCTGCTGCAAAGTCAACTTCAAACTGCACAAACTGAATTGACCCAGGCCAAGCAGGACATCACCACGTGGGAATCTGTCCAAATCCTGTTGGGCAAGGTCAGTGAATTCGCCCGTACTCAGATCCTGGAACACATCCAGAATACCGTCTCTGCCGCCTTATACGCTGTTTTTGGTGAAGGATACAAATTTCAAATAGCCATGAAAACCATCGGCAATCAACCGGCAGCCGAGTGGCAAGTCGTATCGAGCTATGGGGATACCGAAGTAGTGTCTGACCCTGAAAATTCCAGAGGTGGCGGGATCGTCGATGTGGTTTCCCTAGCATTGAGGCTGGCCATGCTGGAACTGCTCAGACCGAAACCGGAAGGTATTCTGATGCTCGATGAACCAGGCAAAATGATTTCACAGCAGTATGCTCCCAACTTGGCCTATTTCCTCAAGCAGTACGCGGCCAAGATGGGGAGACAAATATTGCTTATCACGCATAACCCAGTGCTGGCTGAAGTGGCCGACCGTTCCTATCTGGTGACCCAGACAGACGGAGTAAGTGAGGTGAAGCAACTTGGATAGGAAGATCGAATTCAGGGTGTGGGCAGAAAACCTGGACGCAGAAAACAGCAAAATGCTCTACTTCGAAAAGCCAAATCTCGAAGATGAATATGACCTATTGGCATTCACTCAGCCGCATGAATTGCACAAATGGTTGACCGGACTGCGGATAAAAGCCTTGATGCAATTCACAGGACTACATGACAAAAATGGTCGGGAGATCTGGGAAGGGGATATCGTTCTATATCGTGGCATAACAATCCACCACAAATATAAAGAAACAGAAGGTATTGTTAAATACTCCGATGATGCTGCATCCTTTGGCGTTTATAACGAAAAGGGTGGGGGCTTATCTTTTCCATTCTTCGGTCTTAACGGAATCGAAGATTATGAGGTTATCGGCAACGTCCACCAAAATCCTGATCTCCTGGGGGTGACCCATCTTGCCCAGTAAGCTTACTTTCATCGAGACCAACGACATTCACTGGCGGCTGGCCAACCCCCGAGCCAGATTAGACAACTACAACGATGCGATGGCAGAGAAAATCAGAGAAATCTTCGACATAGCAGCAGGTTACCACGCCGCCGCCATCCTGATCCCCGGGGACATCACGGACACCCCCGGCCTCAGCCTGAACGCCATCACGGAACTGGCCGCCCTGCTGGATCAGTCTCCCTGTCCGATCCTGGCCATCGCGGGACAGCATGACCAATGGGGGCACAGCCCGGAGACGCTTTACCGGACGCCTTTTGGACTGCTAAGGCGGCTCGGGTACATCCAGGATGTGGACAACAACGAGGCCTGGTTTTCCATCGGGGACAGACAGATCAGGATCAGTGGGCGGCACTACGACACGGACGCCGACGGAGGCGACAACGGCTATTATAATGCTCCGCTGACTAATTCTGATACCATCACCATTCACCTGGCGCATGGCCTGGTGCTGGAAAGCAAACCGGGCTTCGACATCCGATGCACCACTCTGACCGAACTGAAAACGGATGCCGATGTGCTCTGCGTAGGCGATTACCATCCGGGGATCGGGTATAGGCGGATAGGCAGGAGCATAATCGTCAATCCGGGCGCCCTGGGACGATTGTCGGCGGGGATGCTGGACATGACCAGGACGGTGCGGGTAGCCAGAATCGAGGTTTACGAGGACGGGGAAATCAAGGTGGAGATGATCCCTTTAGAGTGTGCCCGGCCAGGCTCAGAAGTCCTCTCCCGTGAGCACATAGAGCAGCAGTTGGAGCGGGAGGACCGCACCGGCCGCTTTCTGGAACTGCTGGCCAGTCAGGGGGAATCCCGCTTTATGGAGACGAGGGAAATTATCGAGGACATTGGCCGGCGGGATGCGCTGCCCATGCCGGTGATCCAGGATGCTTTAAGGCGGATCGGGCTGGCACGGGAAGCACTGGGGAGGTCTGCCTGATGCCCGGCGCAAACATCCTGAAATGCCGCATGAAGGTGGAAACCCTGAGAATCCGTCTATTCAAGACAGCGGAGACAAAGGGGCTGGACCACCCGGAAACAATCAGGCTGTCACAGAGAGTCGATCAAGCGCTGAACCAGTTTGAACAAGCGAGGAAGGCGGGGTAAGGATGCCAACATTCGAGCAATTAGGCACCGAGATCGGCCAACTGGTAACCAAAAAGAATCAGGCATACGGCGATGCCGCCGGCAAGACTGCCGGAATCCTGGAGCATCTCTACCCCAGCGGAATCCCGGTAGAGAAGTACCCCGATGCTCTCCTAATTATCCGGACACTCGACAAGTTCTGCCGGATAGCAGATGGCGACAAGAAAGCGTTTGAAGAGAATCCCTGGCGGGACGTGGCCGGCTACGGACTACTGGGAACTATGAAAGAACTGAGAGGAGATGCACAGATTGAAAATCATTGACCCATATGTCGAGATAACAGAGTTTAGCCCCGGTCTGATGCTGAAAAGGTTGGAGAAGGCCGGGCGCACCTGCTACAAGACCGAGGACAAGATCAGCCTCAATTCGGCAGAAACATTTCTGAAAATGATCTCCGGTAATGGTCACCATTCAGTCCTGGAGCATGAACAAATCCAGGTCAGGTTTATCTGCGACCGGGGCGTGACCCACGAACTGGTGCGCCACCGGATCGCCGCCTACAGCCAGGAATCGACCAGATACTGCAATTACGGCGCAGAGAAGTTCGGCAACGAGTTGACGTTTATCAGGCCGTTCTTCTTTAAAAACAACAATTACGAATTCTGGAAAATAGCTTGTGAGAAAGCAGAAGAATACTATCTCGGAATGCTAAGACGGGGCGCATCCCCACAGGAAGCTCGCAGCGTATTGCCAAATTCGCTAAAAACGGAGATCGTCGCTACCATGAACATTCGCCAGTGGAGAAACGTTTTTGCCCAGCGCTGTTCTGTAAAAGCACATCCTCAGATGCGGCAGATCATGATCCCGCTGCTGCTGAAACTGGCAGGGATGCTCCCTGTGCTATTTGGTGACATCGACTTTGATCGGGAGTTCAATTTTGTGAACTATGCCCAGATTTGCATGGCAGGGTAGGAAAGGTGGGATAGAGATGGAGCCATTGAATATTTATGCATCCAACCGTATATTTATACATAACATCAAACCGCCTCTCTCCCAAGGGGCGCAGGACTTCCTCTCCGCTATCAAACAGGAAAACACCATTGAGAACCCCGCCTTCAAAGAAGCAGAAAAGCGGGGGAGATGGACCGGGAATATTTCGCCGGTGATCGCGCTGGTGAGATTAGAGAAACAAGGTTTGAGCCTTCCCCGGGGGTACGCGGCCCGGTTGTTCCAGTTGGCGAAACATTTCGGGGTGGAGTACCGGTTCGAGGATTTGCGCAGGGAACTGCCGATGGTGCTCTATCATCGCCAGGCAACACTCCGTCCTTATCAGGAAATAGCCACTACGGCCATGCTCAGAAGCACTCAGGGCGTCTTGATCGGCCCGGCGGGATCAGGGAAAACTTTTTGCGGCATGGAGATCATCGCCAGAGTAGGCCAACCGGCGTTGTGGATCACGCACACGAAAGATCTGGCCAACCAAGCGATAGACAGTGCAGGGCAGTATCTAGGATTAACAGGCAACAGGATCGGTCTGATCGTCGGGAAGAAGCGATATGTAGGGGATGTAACCATCGGCATGGTGCAGACGCTGGCCGCTATGAGCGCAGAAGACCTTGATGAGCTATCCCGATTATTCGGTTTAGTTATATTAGATGAAGCTCATCATGTTCCTGCGACCACGTATTCGATGGTGATTGACCGGCTGCCGGCCCGATGGCGATACGGTTTAACCGCGACCCCTACCCGTGCGGATGGACTCACGGACATGATTGATCGGTTCATCGGACCAACCCTGGCCATGGTAGAAAGAAGCGCGGTGGAGGCCACAGGAAAGACTATCGTCCCCCGGCTGAGAACAATTAAGACGAGTACGGTTTCAGAAACCTTCGACAAGCACAACCAACGCACAATTGAGTGGGAACGCCTTTGCGAAGAATCAAGGCTGTCTGATCAACCTGAACCCCGCCAGCCGCAGATGAATTACAGCGCTATCATGCTCGACCTGATTTGTGACCAGGAGCGCAACTACTTAATCGTCCAGACCCTGATCCAGGAGTGCCCCGGCCATTATTCCCTTGTTCTGTCCGAGCGGGTCGACCACATCGAAATCCTGGCAAAGATGCTGTGCGAGTCAGAAGCAGGGTTAAAGTGCGCGATTGTGCATGGGAAGCTGCCAGCCAAGAAGAGAGAGGCAATCCTGGAATCCATGAAGCAGGGGAGCCTGCAGGTGCTGTTCGCCGTAGATCTGGCAAAGGAAGGGCTGGACATACCTCGACTGGACAGGCTGTTTCTGGTGGCCGGGGGTAATTCTGAGGCGGAGACGGAGCAGAAAGTGGGACGGATTCAGAGAAGCTCTTGGGATAAAAAAGATGCTATTGTTTTTGATTTCGTTGATCAGGCGATCCCGGTGCTGGCAGCGCAGTTCTGGACGCGCAGGAAGGTGTACCAGAGGCTAGGGATGCTTGGTGGAAATTTGAGATCACAGGTGAGTTAAATTGACGTCCCAACAGATCAAAGACTTCGCAACCAAAAACCTATACAACGGATTTGATTTCGTCACATCCGAATTCGGCCCGTACCACTCAGGTATCCGTTTCGACGTGATCGGCATCCGCAGATCCCAACGTATATCTCGGGTTATGGAGGTCAAAACATCTCGAGGTGATTTCCTGGCAGATAAGAAATGGCAGAAATACCTTTTTTATTGTACACATTTTTATTTCATCGCCCCAACTGGAATCATAAAACCTTGTGAGCTGGATCCAAGGGTTGGGCTGATCGAACTGCAAGAGGTGGGACATGGATACTTCAGGTACACATTTACAAAGAAGTGCAGGAGATTGTCGCCGTTAACTGTGGAGGCTTACATCCAACTGATTGAGGCTATAGCCTGGCGAGAATGGCGGGGGAGGCAGACAGGGTGAATTTAGCGTGTGACTTCAAAATCTTGGTACTCGGAATCATAGCAGGTCTGCTGATAGGGTGGATACTCAACCGGTAGCCAG